TATATCCTGCGCCGCCCGCCGTGGGAGTGGAACGCATATTCGGTGATGGAAGGCATGGCTGCCTGGCCCCTCTCGCAAGTCCCGGACCGGGCCAAAATCGACTGGGGCGAAGTAGTCGATGTGGATGGGATCGGGCTAGGCTGCACGCTCATTCAGCGCCGGGTACTAGAGGTGACGCGGTTTCGCGCCGATGGCCTGTTGCATATGAGTAATCACGAGCGCTCATTCTGCGATTGGTACTTCGGCCAGGACGCTCGCGCCGCTGGTTTTACGCAGCGCTGTGATACGTCGGTTGTCTGTGGCCATATCCACCCGACGGACGAAGCCGGGACTGGCGCCCCGGTGGTGTTCTGGCCGATCGGCGAAGCGCCGTTTCACCAGGTTGAGCCGTTCGCGGCCTATGTCGAGCGGATGGGGATATGAGCCTCATCCTTGTCACCGCCGCCAATGGCCCGTATATGGTCCGTATCGCGCCGTATCTGCACACGATCGCGCAGCACGGGCAGGCGTTCGATCGGCGAGTGCTCGTCAGCGTCGGGTGTGCGGTACAGATGCCGGATGAGTTGGGTGGCATCGACACGATCCCGCTCCCGGCGTCGCTGGCGCTTGGCCACACCGGCAACTTCTGCATTCAGCAGGGTTGTTTCCTGGATGTGCTGGGCGCAACTGATGATGACGTGATCGTGTTTACCGACGGCGATGTGTTGATGCAGCGAACGCCGACCGTTGATGAACTGGCCTGGATGCGCGCCATCCCGCCCGACACGATCGCGCTGGCCTGGAATGCGGGACCAGGCGACACGCTCTACCACGAAGCCGAGCGGATCGCGCTTGCGCCTGGCGGCCGCGCCATGTTTACCGACTGGCTGCATTACCCGGTCTACAACGTCGGCGTGATTATTTGTCGGGCTTCGACCTATGCGGCGATCTATGCCTGCTATATGGAGCAGTGGCCGGAGTTTTCGCCGCATACGCCGCACTACGCGGCGAACCAATTTCTGATGTGCGCGGCGATTGCGCAGCTTGGTTTGCCGGTCTGGACGATGCACCCGACAGTCCACAGTCACGGCTGTTTCGGCCTCCCGACATGGGCCACCGCGAGTGACGACGGATCTTTGATGGTCGCAGGTACGCCGGTTTTGTTCCGGCATCACTGGAACTGTTAAATGACGTTTTACCAGACAAGTGGAAACGCGGTCAAAAGTCTCGACATCGATGATGTCTTTGGGGCTGGCTTTGCCGCGTCGCTCACCGGACAACAAGAGGTTGTCCCGCGTGTCTATTACGCGGTCGTGCCGTTTATGCGCCGTGCGACGCGCATCCGCTGCAACGCCGTGGCAGGTGTGCCGGTGACGCTCGAGCGAAACGGCAAAGACATCAGCGCCCGCCCTGAGTTCGCCAGCCTCATGAATAACCTGTCGCAACTGATCTGGAAAACTGAGTTTGCCCTGTGCCTTAGCCCCTACGGCGCGTATTGGCGCAAATCGACCAACCGCGCCGGGCTGAACCCGACGCCCGAATGGCTGCTGCCGCATTCGTGCTGGCCCTACATCACCGCCGAGGCCGGGCTGGAGTACATCCGCTACATTCACCCGTGGGGCGTGCCACGCGCCGGTACCGTCGATATGCTCCCCCTTGAGGACGTGGTCTACTTCTGGTATCCGTCCTTAGACCGCGCGAACTGGCCGGGGCCATGTCCGGGCCTGGCCGCGCTGGCCGCCGCATCGGCGCTCGCCAATCGCGACCTGTTCGTCAGCAACTATTTCAATCGCGGCGCCATTAAAGGCGTGCTCTTGCAAGTGCCGACCGCCACGAACCCGGAGGAGCGCACGAAGCTCAAGACCTGGTGGGATCAGTTGTTTGCGGGTGTGAAGAACGCCTGGCGTTCGATTGTCATTAGCGCCGATGTCAAGCCGGTCGTGATCGGCGAAGGGCTGAAAGAGACCGAGAGCGACAAACTCACCGCGCAATATCGGCAAGATGTCGCCGCGGCGTTTGAGGTGCCGGAGAGCATGCTGCTATCGAACGCTGCGAACTACGCGACGGCGCGCGAAGAGCGGATCAGCTTCTACGAAGAAACGGTGTTCCCTGAACTTGATCTCATCCTGGATGCCATCAACACGCAATGGCTGCGCGATGCCTATGACGCCGAACTGGTTGCGCACCCGGAGCAAACCGAGGCGGCGCAGGACGCGCAGGTGCAGCAGGCCACCGCGATCACTGAACTGGTCGGCCAGCCGGTGCTAACGGTCAACGAGGGCCGTGGCTGGCTGGGTATGGAACCGATGGAGGATGACGAGCCGGATGTGGCGCCGGACGAAGCCGGCGACTATCAGGCGATGGAGACGGAGGCTAGCGCCGACGACATTGCGGAGCAAGCCGCCGAGACCGCGCACACCACGAGCGGCGACCCGGAGCGCATCACGGACGCCGAGCGCGTCCCGGATGTGGCGCGGATTATCGACACTGAGCGCGTGCCGGATGATGAGCGGCCCGCCGCGCCGGTAAAAACGCTTCGCCATCCAAACGGACAGTATCACGCACTTCCGGGCAGTATGGGGCGCACCCAGGAGCGCCAGAGCCTCTTGCACGCGCACGCGACGGCGCGCAGCGCACTACGAGCTCGGCATCACGACGAGCGCACCCAGGCGCGGATGCGGCAGATCGGCGAGCGGAGCAACGCCAAAGACGCACGCACGCGCCTCAAACTGGTGCATCAGCACAAGGCGGAACTGGCGACGCTGGTAGGGCGCCAGGCGAGCGAGCGCTCCATGCTCCGCAGTTTGCACACCGCCGAACGCGGGCGGCTCAAAGCCCGCCACGCCGCGGCGCGAACGATTGAGCACGCCAGCCCGATCGCGCTGAACGGCTATGCGCACCACGAGGTGTACGGATGAGTTACACCGATCTGACTGACGTCAAAGCCGAGCTTGGTATCCCGGTCAACGTCACGACCGAAGACACGATCATTCTGGCGAAGATAGCGGAGGCGCAGGCCGAGATCGATCGGCTCTCCGGGCGGCGCTTTGAGGCGATTACGACGACGCGCACCTACAACGCCTTTTACGACGGCTTCAGCCTGATCGACACGGCGATGCTGCTCTTAGACGACGATCTGTTGACCGTGACGAGCCTGACGAACGGCGACGGCACAACTATTCCGGTCAACGGTTCGGCCTACTGGCTGGAGCCGCAGAACATGCCGCCCTACAAGGTCATCCGGCTCAAATCAGCCTACGCCTGGAACTTCGACACCGACGGTCAGGTGAGTGTCACCGGCACATGGGGGAAGACGGCGACGGCGCCCGCCGATATTGTGGGCATCTGCAAAGAGCTGGCGATTGCGCTCTACCGGCTGAAAGACACGCCGACGATGAGCACCACGACCGCAGGGGCCGCGGGCGCAACGCCGTTTCCGATCGCGCTCCCGAAGCATGCCGAGTCGGTCATCAATAACTATCGGAGCCTGGTATGAGCGTCTCGCTGGAGTTGACTGCAACCGGCATTCCGCAGGTGACGGCACAACTAGAGCAGTTGCCGCAGCACGTGCTGGCGGCGGCACAGGATGCGATGGAAGAGGCGCTACAAGCGATGGCCGACACCTTAGCGGACTATCCGCCGGAGTTGCCGCACCAGCGCTACGTCCGCACCGGCACACTGCACGCCGGATGGACGGACGCCGCGCCGGTGTTTCAGGTGATGGGGACCGGGCTGGAGGGCGTGCTGAAGAACACGGTCGAGTACGCGCCGTATGTGGAAGGCGACGGCACACAAGCGGACGTGCATCAGGGACGCTGGCCCACGGTCGGCGCGGTAGAGCAGGCGCAGGCGAGCGCGGCGCGGGCCACGATTGCGGAGGCGGTAAACGCCGCGATCACGTATGGCTGATCCGGTGTTCACCGCACTGGCCGCCGCGCTGCGCACCACGAACCCGGCGCCGGCCGTGGTGTTCGAAGATCCGATGCAGGCGCAGGCGATCGGCAACATGCCGTGCTTCATCCTGGTGCAGACGCCGAATGTCGATCATATCTGGCGGACATTTGGGCACAATGAAACGTTGCCAACCTACACGATCGCGGCCTTCCTGCTGCTCGGCTCGATGCAGACGCCGCTGCCCATCTTGCACGCGGCCTCTGTGCCATCGCTCTGGCCGCGCCAGGTCAATGCGGTGCTGGCGCAGGACATCACGCTGGGTGGCGCGGTGATGGCCGTCGGGAACGGCACGGAGTTCTTTCGCTACCGCGTCGGACCGATCCGCTGGGGCGAAACAATCTATTGGGGCATCCGGTTCATCATTCCGATTCAGGAGCAACCGATCGATGGTTAAGGTGATGGTCATTCACCCAGGCCACGCATTCAGCACCAGCGACGTGTTTGACGGCATGTGCGCCGGGCTGCGCGCCAACGACGTAGAGGTAATCCCGTTCCAGTGGGATCGACCTTTGCGCGTGTTTGGCTCACTCATCTCCGGCGCGCTGGCCGGCGGCGTCGTGAAACCGGATCAGGCGGAGCAGGTGCGTACGTTTACCTCGTGGCTGGCATCGGCCGATGTCATCAACATCGCGCTTGACGATGCGGTAGACGCCGTGATCGTGATCAACGGGGTCTTATTCCCGCCGAGCCGCGCCGCCGTGCTCCGCAAGTTGAAGATCCCCGTCGTGTGTTTCGGAACGGAAGCGCCGTATTTCGCAATAGAGCGCGACATCGCGCCGCATTATACGCACTGGTTCACAAACGAACGCACCTGTGTCGGATCGTTTGGAGATATGCCGCAGTTCTATCTGCCGCATGCCTACAATCCCGAAACGCACCAGCCGGGGCCAATCGACCCGAACAAACAGGTGGACATGGTGTTCATCGGCGGCGGCTATCCAGAGCGCAAGCAAGTGATCGACGACGCGCGTGAGCAAGGCGTTGCCATCACGACCCTTGGCACGCTTTGGCACCTGGACCTGGAAGCCGAGCGAGGTTCGTCCGATATTGGCCGTGCGTCGCGCTACAGTGAGCATGCCATCATGAATGAAGAGACGACCGCCTGGCATCGGAGTGCGAAAGTGAGCCTCAATCTGCATCGCAAGATGTCCTTTGTCGAGTTAGATGCGCCGATCGCCGCAGGGAGCGCGGAGAGCCTTGGCCCACGCGCCTATGAAATCCCCGCAGTCGGCGGTTTTATGCTGTGTGACGATGAACGCCCGGAACTGCGCGACGTGTTCGGGGGAAGCGCCGCGACGTTCCGCGCCTGGGATGCGGATGACCTGGCGAAACAGGCACGGTATTGGCTTAGCCATGACGATGCCCGCGAAGCGCAGGCGAAGGCGCAGCACCAGGCTATTGTACCCCATCACTGGGGAAATCGCGCCCGGTACGTGCTGGAAACCATTTTCGCGTAAAGGAGAGCCACTTGGCAACGAAGAACTCACGTAATGCCCGGCTATTGCTATCTAGCACGCTGGGCGGACCATACACCGCCGTGACGAAGAGCCACGGTCTGAAGTTGAACGTCCCCACGGCGTTTAGCAAAGACACGGGGCACGGCGCGTCGTTCGAATCGTACCTGCCCGGCTTGCAAGACTTCAAGGGCAAGCTCTCGGCCTGGTACGATACCATCTATACCACGCTGGAGGCGATGAGCCTGAACAAGATCAGCGAGTATTTCATCGCCTATATCGACTTCGCCGACAGCCTGAACTACTACCGTGGGCAATGCTACGTCGGCGAGGATGAGTTTGATTTGGACCTCGGCGTCACGGTGGGCATCACCTACACGATGACGATCGCCAACGCCGATATCCAGATCGTCCGCATCGGCTCGGCTCTGTAATCGCAATCGGGGCGCGCCACAACCGCGCGCCCCTTCGCCACGTTCTAGGATTAGTATGCTTTCTCGTGATGCCATTCTCCACGGCCTGACGTTCCGGGCCGAACAAGATGTGGATGTGCCGATGCTCGGCGGCACCGTACATATTCGGGAGTTGAGCCGCGCCGAGTATCAGGCGGCGGTTGCCCTGCTCCGTAACCAAGACGATGACGAGCGCAACCATCACTTCAACATGGCGATCGTCGCCGCCGGCCTGGTCGACCCGGCCACCAAACAGCCGTGGTTCAGCTACGATGAACTCTCGCGGATGAACGGGACAATGCGAGCGGCAACGGTGCTCGATGTCGCACAACGCATTCTGGCGCTATCGGAGGTTGGCCCCGACGCGCTCAAAAGCGGCGATTCAGCGCCTGACCAGGGACGACGGGCGCGATCCGATCGATGACTCGGAGTTGAACGCGGTACGCCGTGAAGCGCTGGCGCTGCTGGAGCGCACCGACGACGACCTGAACGACGCCGAGTTGTTTGCCGCGCAGGCGACGGACGAGTACTGGTACGTGGATTTGTGCCTGAGTCAGCTGCACCGGCTGCCGAGCGAACTGAACGCCGTGCTGCTCTGCCGTGAGTACACGACGCTG